GGCGGAAGTGGCGGATGCGGCGTGGGAAGCGGCGTGGATAGCGGCGGAAGTGGCGGATGCGGCGGATGCGACGCGGGAAGCGGCGCGGGGAGCAGCGCGGGAAGCAGCGCGGGAAGCAGAAGACCGCGAATAAACAACAACGAAACAGAGGACAAGACAATGACAATCATAAATAAGTGTGTAGCCGATACAACTATACCACCTGACCTAGACCACTTCGTAGGCTTGCTTAACCGCAAGCTGGGCGCAGATGCGTTGTTGGAACTGCAAGATGGATCCAATGATGTTTCCGTAAAGGTCGTCGTGTTCCGACACGGTGATTACTGCGGGGAGTTGCGGCAGGTTGGAGATCGTTTGCTAATCCATAATACCTACATAGTAAAGCACAGGACTAGGGGCGAGCAGAAAAAGACGGAAACATACACCACCAAATTCGGTGTCGGTGTAGACAATTCTACTGCGCTCAAATTGGCGGATAGAAGTCTAAAACCACTTTCAATGCTTGCTGCGTTTACGGCTATGGAGCAGCGCGTGGACGCAGCGTATTCACAGATACGGGTTACACTTCGCCTCGATGTTGAGCGGGACTATGGTAAGTACCTGGGCGTGTGGGTAAACAGCGCCTCAGAAGTGTTGGGGATGGGACCATACTACAATAGCCACCGTGAAGCGTATCTATTTCTAGGTTTGTTAGCCAAGAAGATAGTGGCAGGAGATAAGGATGGCCTGTTTGCCGTAGCGAAATCTATATTTGACGACAGTACTTCTGTTGCGGACGACTTCGAGTATAAATACGGGAAATTGGTGCAGTTTGAGTCGGGTAGGAATAGCAGCGGGACTACAACACCCTCCAGACTATACATCGAGGAGCTACGAAATAATCACGTCCGGGTAATTCGCGTTAACGAAGCGCGTGCGCTGTTATCAGCGTACCACCTCGGTAGCGACGCAAACACCAACGGGCATTCTCCCGGAACAGCAGCATGGCACATACAGCACCCGGCAGCTAAGCGGTACGCGACTACCTACCCCAACCTACGCGCGCTTCCTCAGGATATATTCGAGAGTATCTCCACGCTAAAAGCTGCCGGCTGTATGCAGCACATACCGAAGGTGGGGGTGATGTTGGATTCTGTGTCTTGGTTTCTGGAGGACGCTGTATGCGCCTAACGCCGGAGGGTACGGTTAAGTCGAAGCTCGCCAAGATTTTGAACGCTTTGGAGCCTAGACCATACACATTCTTTCCCGCGACTGGGGGGTATGGCCGCAATGGCGTCCCCGACGTTGTTGGGTGTTGGCGGGGTCGGTTCTTTGCTATTGAGTGCAAGGCTCCGGGCAAGATAGGCACCACCACGGCCTTACAGCATCGGGAGATACAGAAGATTAACGAAGCAGGGGGGACTGCATTTATCTACGACGGTACGATGGATGAAGAGGAAATAATTGCACGGCTGCTACAGCCGTGCCGGGAGGAGATTATGATTCTTAACCTTTCGGCGAAGATGGAAGCTGAACGCGCAAGCGCAATAGCAGTGTTGGGGGACAGGTGGCTACTACATCCTAAAAACTCTCCTACGCGGGGGGGCGCAGCAATAGATACGCTGCGGGAAGATGCAAAGCGGTATCTATGGCTGCGTGATGGGGGTGACGAGACGTATCCGCCACTCACGAAGCAATGGCATATGTCCTCGGAGATGATCGATGACTGTATAGACAACGCAATATCAAGAACTAAGGAAAAATAGTAATGGAACATCAAGAAGAGTTATTCAAAAAGCGCCGGGCAGTGCGGCTATCGGGTAAAGAGTTATATACCCTAGCGAATTGGCTTCAGGCTAATATGGTTGATTTGCAGAAGGCCGAAACCACACGAGTTATGGCGGCTGGTAAAGCCTCGGTGGCTTTGGGGTTTGAAGTACGCGCGTCGTCTATAGAAGCTGCTGAGAATATGCTTGGTTGTACGCTGACCACGCCTCGACGACTTCGACCTATGGCGAGCAAAACAGTTAGGGCGGAGATAGCAGCGTTAAAACTTAGGATTGATTACCTAGAGAAGCAAACACTAGGCAAGCAAGGAAGAGCGGATAAAGCAGCGCGCGAATTGGCGGCGGTGGCGCTGTAAACTTTATTAGCGGTTCCAGAAAGTGACAATTAGGACACCATCCCTATAGCCGGGATGGTGTCCCGAACAACAACGACAACAATAACAATAACGACGACATTTCTTAGCCCACCTAGTATTGGAGATGGCAGCGCTGCCATCTTCGCGTCAAATTTTCTCCGATAGCATTGCGTTTTTAATTTGCGCGGTTATAATGGCCGCTCTTATTAACGTATTGGAGAACCTCCGTGACCGAAAACACACCTGAAAAGAAAGTCCGCTCTCGTGAAAAGAAAATCTACGTAGTAACCATCAATGGTGAGACGCACTTTATCCGCGCCAAGAGTGTGCAGACTGCGCTGAAATTTGCAGTTAGCGAAACTGTATCTGTACGCATCAGCACCCAAGCGGATACCGAAGCAATGGCACGCTCAATTGCTGCTGGTGGGCGTATTCTCGAAGCCTAGACTTTAGCGAGGTAAGGGGGAGCTAACTCCCCCTGTACTTTATGGATGAACCTGACGACGTTAATCATCCCCCGCACTATACGGCTGGAAGTATTGAGTGTATCGATGCCATCGCCGCTGCTACTGTAGGGTTGGAAGGAATAGAGGCTGCGTGCACCGCCAACATCATAAAGTATGTATGGCGTTGGAAACGTAAAGGGGGGATTAAAGATTTAGAAAAAGCTAAATGGTATTTACAACACCTGATAAACAAAACTATATAATCAAGGAAACATAATGTGGAGAAACTTAGATTTTAGGTTTCACAACGTCTATAAACTGCTACTACCAATTTGTTCTAGCGAAGTTCAAATACTCATAAAGCGACTAGCAACTAGCGCAGATAAATCTCTTGACGTTTGGATTTCAATTGCCGACAATGGAACCTTCCTAATACATGAACGAATTGCGCTCATGTTTGTTCTTAGAAAAACTAAACTGCGCAACACAAAATTAACTATACTAAAAATACTTAACACCAGAGACGAGTAGCGTGAAGCGACATATCAAAATCAGGCAAGCGGCGGCGGACGTTATCCGCGCTATCGCCGAGCGACTAAATGACGGCGCTATAACAGACAACGACCGACGATATCTCGCCGACTGTCTGCACGAGATATCCCTGGGCAGGGACGCTAACGAGGCTTTTGACGTTAAAACACGGGGTTGGAGTGGAACTAATAACGATTGATTTTGAGACGTATTACAGCAGTGAATACACGTTGTCAAAAATTACAATGGAAGAATACATTAGGCACGAGGAGTTTCAGACAATAGGAGTCGGGATTAAGGTTAACGACGGCGATGCGGAATGGTTTTCGGGGACTCACACAGAGATCAAAGCCCACCTACATACTTACGATTGGGCCAATGCCACTGCCGTAGCGCATAACGCAGCATTTGATGCAGGGATTTTGTCGTGGCGTTTTGATATACACCCACACATGTGGGCCGATACCCAAAGTATGGCACGGGCGATAGACGGCACCGAGGCCTCTAGTTCACTTAAAGCCTGCGCGGAGAGATATAAGCTGGGGGTCAAGGGAGATGAGGTTGTTAAGGCGCTGGGCAAGCGCAGGGAAGAATTTACTCCCGTGGATTTGTACCGTTACGGCATGTACTGCCGCAATGACTGCGACCTAACGTGGGAATTGCTACGAGTATACCTGACTAAAACGTCCGCGCTAGAACTTCAGGTTATAGATTTAACAATAAAGATGTTCAGCGAGCCCGTGCTGGAGTTAGACCTTCCATTACTGGAGAGCCACCTAACGGCGGTACAGGATAGGAAAAAAATGCTTATTGGAAGTTCCGCAGCTGAACTTGAGGTCCTGAACTCCAATATAAAATTTGCGGTACTCCTGCGGGGCTATGGCGTTGACCCGCCGACGAAGATTAGTCGCACAACGGGGGACGTTGCCTACGCCTTTGCTAAGACGGATGTAGGGCTACAGGAGCTTCTTGAGCACGACGATGAGCGGGTGCAGACAGCGGTGGCAGCGCGGATGGGGGTCAAATCCACGCTTGAAGAAACTCGGACCAGTAGACTAATTGGTATCGCTAAACGCGGCCCCCTACCAGTTCCATTGAAGTATTTCGCAGCGCATACGGGGCGTTGGGGTGGTTGCCTCATTGCTGATACCGAGGTGACTGTGCATGACCGTGCTTTGGGTACGGTCACCAAAAGAATTGTGGACGTACTTCTGAGTGATCTTGTCTGGGACGGCGAGGAGTTTGTCTCCCACGACGGCGTGCAATTCAGCGGGTATCAGGAAGTTATTTCTTGGGATGGTGTTACAGGGACCGAAGGCCATATTGTATTCACAGATGTCGGGGAGATTAGCTTGCGAGATGCTATGCAGGGAGCGCATCGCATACAGACCGCGAGGACCCCTCATCGCGAGGCAATGGGAGAGACGATATGACGTTCATGAGTATCCCCGTCTATGTAGAGGTCGAAACCAACGACGAGAAGTTTATCCACTTCCCTACTGAAATTGGCGCATCGGGCACTTGGTATAAAGGCTGTCCGCAGACCCAACTTGACCCGGGTGAGCCCGAGGGCTATGAGGTTAACAGTATCCGCCTGGATTTAACGCCCGATATACACCCATACATGCTCCCTTCTGCGTCGATTTGCGTGTACCTAGAAGGTAGGCAGTTTTACTGTGAGTTACCGGCTGACTACATGGATGGCGATGTGATCTTTCTCGATAGCGATGGTCTTGAAGAAGCCGTCACTGAATGGATGAACGAGTATGAGCGTGGCGTCGTATGACCGCGTGGATTCTCATAATCCATCTGTTTTCAGGCGACCTAGATGCAGACTGGTTCGAGCCATTCGGCACGCGCAAAGAATGCACGAGCATGATTACACGACTTAAGTCATCTGGATATCTAGTCGATATGGAATGTAAATCCCAACGAGTAATTTAAATGGCAATTTCACGCGCTCGATTACTTAGAGATCTGCTCCCCGTCTTGAACGATATGTTCGGTTTGGGGTTGGAGTTGAACTACCCCACTTCGCGCGACGAGGCGCGACGCGCTCGTGTGAAGTATTACTTCACGGGCAAAGTCTGTCGTCAAGGTCATACAGCGTTGCGGCTGACGCATAATATGTCGTGCGTGGAGTGCAACGAAATCTACCAGCGAGCCGTGTGCGACCGACGCCGTGCGCAGAGTGCGTCGAAGAAATCGCCGGGGGTCACACCGATGGGGCGGTTAGATGCGAATTGGAAGCCGACGATTATAGAAGAAAAGTGAAACGACACAGAGGACAAGACAATGACTAAAGCGACAAAACTCGAACTAACAGCGGCGGAAGTGGCGCGGGAAGCGGCGTGGGAAGCGGCGTGGGAAGCGGCGTGGGAAGCGGTAGATGCGGCGAATGCGTCGTGGGAAGCGGCGTGGGAAGCGGTAGATGCGGCGAATGTGGCGTATGAAGCGGCATGGGAAGCGGCGGAAGCGGCGAATGCGGCGTGGGAA